TCGCGCAGCGGAAAGCCTTCATGTAGTAGCGGATCGATGATGAACCTCCGCCCCTACCAGCAACAGCTCATCACCGACATCCGCCTGCAGTACCAACTCGGCAAACGCACGGTGCTGGCAGTCCTGCCGACCGGTGGCGGCAAGACAGTGTGCTTCAGCTACATCGCCCAGGCTGCCGCCAAAAAGGGCAACCGTGTCTGCATCCTTGTCCACCGCGCTGAGCTGCTGGACCAGGCCAGCCGAGCGCTTACCAGCATGGGCGTCAGTCATGGCCGCATTGCAGCAGGCCGCAGCATGGACCTAAGTCATGCGGTGCAGATCGCCTCAGTCCAGACCCTTGCCCGCAGGCTGCACAAACTGCCGTCTGAGTTCTTCCAGCTCCTGGTTGTGGACGAGGCGCACCACACCAATGCTGGGCAATGGGCAACGGTCATTCGCCATTTCCAAACAGCGCACGTTTTAGGAGTTACAGCGACCCCGGTACGAGGCGACGGACGCGGGCTTGGCGACCACTATGAGGCAATGGTCCAGGGACCTAGCGCTGCATGGCTGACCGATAACGACTACCTCGCCAGTGCTCGTGTCCTAGCGCCGCCGGGGTTCAATGCCACCGGCCTACGCAAGCGGATGGGTGACTTTGACGCCAAAGAAGCCGAGCAGCGCGTTGGCACCATCATGGGTGACTGCTGCAGTCATTACCGCAAGCATCTGGCAGGCCAGACCGCGATCGCATTCTGCTGCAGCGTGGCGCATGCCGAGGCAGTAGCTGCCCTGTTTATGTCGCAAGGCATCCCTGCTGCCAGTATTGACGGCACCATGAGCAATGATTGCAGGCGAGATCTGTTGCAAGCACTGGGGACTGGTCGCATTAAGGTACTGACCAGTTGCAGCCTGATTGGTGAGGGCGTCGACGTTCCAAGCGTCGGAGGCTGCATCCTGCTCAGGCCAACGCAGTCCGTCGGCCTGCACCTGCAGATGATCGGCCGCTGCCTGAGGCCATCCGCAGGCAAGACCGCCGTCGTGCTGGACCATGTGGGCAACACGCTGCGGCTCGGGCATCATCTCGAAGACCGCGACTGGACGCTGGACGGTGCCGCCAAGCGTGACCGCGAGCAGGCGCCATCGGTCAAGGTGTGCCCGGTGTGCTTTGCCACCAGCATGAGCGCCACGCAGGTCTGCCCTGACTGCGGGCATGTGTTCGCGCCGCAGGAGACCAGGGAGCTAAAGGTGGTTGATGGTGAGCTGCAGGAGCTGACCACACGCGAGCGCAAACGCGAGCAAGGCACAGCCCAGTCCCTCGAAGACCTACGCAAACTGGCGCAGCAACGCGGCTACAAGCGCGGCTGGGCAGAGCGCGTCTACCAGGCTAGGTTGGCCAAGCGGCATGGCATGGTTTGAGCGAGCAACGCATCCAGCAGGAGATCCGGCTGGCCATCAGCCACGGTGACACCAAAGTCTTTCGCAATAACACCGGCACGCTCAAGGATGCCAACGGCCGTCCGGTGCAGTTCGGCCTATGCAAAGGCAGCGCTGACCTGATCGGCTGGACAACGCGCACGGTCACCCCCGACATGGTCGGCACCCAGGTGGCTGTGTTCCTCAGCATCGAGGTCAAGACCCCAACCGGCAGGCTCAGGCCAGAGCAGCAGCAGTGGCTTGACGCCGTCCAGGCAGCCGGCGGCATTGCTGGCGTGGCGCGCAGCGTCGAGGACGCCCAACGGTTGACCATGGATAACCAGAGTGGTAGTATTCCTCCAGCCACAAGCCGGATGCATGGCCCGGAGATAGTCCCGTCAGCGACGAAGGCTGACCACCACCCATAAGCCGGATGCAGGGGCCGGAGACAGTCCCGCCGACGACGCAGGTCGGCCGCCTCGGGGGTCGGGCGTTACCTGACCCCATCCATTCCCCTAACCACGCTTGACCACGGCGGCACATGGTGTAGGATATGGGGGTCCCAAACGGATTCCACCCATGACCCGCACACCTCTCGCCATGCTTCCCTCCAGCGCCACCAACATGGCCGTACGCTGCCAGTCGGCTTGCATCGCATCAGTCGGGTCAGACATGGAGGCGTGGGACCGCTGGAGCGCCAGCCTTGACCGCTGGATGTCGCATCCTCAATTCGACATGGCGGAGTTCAGCCGCCTATGTCGGGTCTACGGGCTCGACTGAGCCCATCATTCCACCCGCGTTAACACCATGACCACCACACTGACCCTGATCCTTGCCCTGTTGCTGCTGCCGCTGCTGGTGCTGCTGTGGGCAACGGAGTCAACCGAGCAACGCGCCAAGCGGCTGCGTGGTTACGGCTGGTCGCAGCGCCGCATTGCGGAGCACATGCACATCAGCCGTTACCGCGTCCGTTTAGCACTGGCATAGAAAACGACGGGGGCGCCACACCCCCGTCATCCCTACCAAAACCATCCTACCCATGACATCAGACGACTTCTGGACATTCCAGACCGCCAAGCAGCACGGCGGCGGGTTCATCTCACGCCTCGCTGATGCAGGGCTGGTTGCTGACCCGACCAACCGGCACACCCTGCTGCAGGCGTTCCCGCAACTGCAGCACTGCTTTGGACCCCAGACCATGATCCACAAACAACTGAGGCAGAAATGATTACCAACGAGCAGTACCACGCAGACCCAGCCGTTAGCGCCAGTCACCTCAAGGCGGTAATGCAGTCGCCTTACCATTACTGGAGCCGGTACGTTGACCCCAACCGCAAGCCGGTTGAACCGACCGCTGCAATGAAACTGGGCAGCCTTGCCCATTGCGCCATCCTCGAACCAGAGGAGCTGCTGCAGCGCTACGGCATCTGCGCACCACGCAACACCAAAGCCGGCAAGGAGCAGGCCGAGCGCATGGCCGCCGAGAACATGGAAGCGGTCACCGCCAGCGACATGGCGCTAGCCATGGGCATGAGCGCTGCGGTGCAGGCACACCCTGCAGCGTATGCACTGCTTAAAGAGGGCAAAGCCGAGCAGTCGTTCTGGTGGGATGACCTAGCTACCGGCATGCGTTGCAAGTGCCGTCCGGACTGGTATCAGGGCAGCACCATCGTGGACATCAAGACCACCACCGACGCCAGTCCGCAGGCGTTCGCCCGCAGCGTGGCCACTTTTGGCTACCACATCCAAGCAGCCCATTACCTCGCTGGCTTGCACGGCGCTGATCGCTTTGTGTTCGTGGCAGTCGAGAAGGCTTATCCGCATGCCGTTGGCGTGTACGAGCTGGACGCCGATGCGCTTGCATTAGGGCGGACCACGCGGGATAATGCCTTGGACGTGATCGCCGGTTGCCATGCCGCAGGCGTGTGGCCTGGCTACAGCGACACGATCATCCAGACCATCAGCCTGCCTAAGTGGGCGACAAATCCCATCCAATCTGAGACCTTCTAATGACCAGCGTTTCAATCACAACCTGGACCCCTGATCAGGTCCAACTGATCAGCAGCACCATTGCACCGGGCTGCACCAATGACGAGCTGCGGCTGTTTGCCTATGCCTGTCAGCGCACTGGGCTTGATCCGTTCAGCAAGCAGATCTACGCCATCAAGCGTGGCGGCAAGATGACCATCCAAGCCGGCATTGATGGCCTCCGTGCTATTGCCGAGCGCACTGGGCAACTGGACGGCAGCCATACCGAATGGTGTGGCGAAGAGGGCGGCTGGGCTGACGTGTGGCTTGGCAGCAAGCCACCCGCTGCGGCCAAAACCACCATCTGGCGCAAAGGCAGCCAGCACCCGTTCGTTGGTGTTGCCCGCTTTGCGGACTACAACGCTGGCCAGGGGCTGTGGTCCAAGATGCCCGCTGCGATGATCGCTAAATGCTCTGAGGCACTGGCGCTGCGTAAGGCTTTCCCTGCTGACATGTCCGGCGTCTACACCACCGACGAGATGGATCAGGCCACTGAGCCTGTAACGGTCACCACTGAGGCCGCGCCGGCATTGCCTGCCGTCAAGGTCAAGGACACCAGCAAGACCTTTACCGCTGGTGCTGCAGCTATCGCCAAAGCTAAGAGCCTGCAGGACCTTGAAGACCTGCAACCCCGCATGGCAAAGCGGCTAGAGGACGGCGACCTGACGCAAGAGCAGCACGACAAGCTGCTGCAGCAGATGCTTGAGAAGGAGGCTGACCTTGTATCTGACGACTGAACAGCTAGCAGCACGCTGGGGTTTGAAGCCAAGCACCATCAAATCCCAGCGGCTGCGTAACCAGGGACCGTCTTATTACACGGTCCCACGGTTCGGCTTGCCACTTGGCGAGTCGCGGGTCAGGTATCCCATAGCGGATGTGCTGGCCTTTGAAGAATCCAACTCCATTATCCCCATCAATCCATGAGCCTCTATGCTTCCGGCGTCGTTCGTATTATTAGCGAACCGCAAATTAAGTTTTTTGATTCTGGCACTTGTGTTTGCAACTTCGGTGGTGGCATCAGCGAAGGCAAAGACAAAGATGGCAATTACATCAATAATGCCATTGACGTAGAGGTCTGGGGCAAAGGCGGCGAGATGATTGCCGACAACTGCAAAAAAGGCGACAGCATCATGGTGACAGGTGCCATCCGCCGCCAAGACTGGACTGATAAGGAGTCCGGCACCAAGCGCAGCAAGCATGTGCTCAACGTGCAACGGTTTGAATATCTGCCACGCACCAAGACTGAGGAGGCTGCATTCTGATGAATGAAGACGCCATTAAAGCAGCATTTGATGCGTGGTGGCGTGACAGTTACAGGGTGCCTCCGGGCACCCATGCTGTCATGACCCATGTCGCCTTTGCTGCGCACATCCTCCGGCTTATGGAGCTAATGCAGGATGACTGACTACAAAGCAACGCCCGAGCAATGGGCCGATACTGAAAGCTGGGCCGCAGAAAAGCTCTCGTGCTACTCCTGCGTCCTCGAACTCCGCGCCAGGGTCGAGGCGCTGGAGGTCAAGTACGAGACGCAGCGCCTGGCCACGCTGGAGTGGGGCGCTGATGTGGACACGGTCAAGCGCTGGAGTGATCAGCACCTGCAGCGGATCATGGCGCTGGAGGCTGCGCAGCAGCAGCCTGAGCCGATCGACGAGGAAGAAAACGACCGCCGATTTCATGTGTGCATGGACCTGATCCGCAATGCGACGCCGGAGCAGATCCGCTCGGCGGCAGGGTTGCCCGAGCGCAAAACATCGAAGGTCTACGAGATCAGCGAGCCGCTGCAACTGACGCCGGAGCAAGCGCAGCAGGTCATGGATTTGCTTGCGCCAGAGCCGCGACGCAACTATCCGGCCAAACCAGATAGTTCGTTGGTGCAGCGTGTTGCCCTTGCCATCAGCGGAATTGAATACGGCTTGGAGCGCGATGAAGAAGCCGTCAACTGGGCATCTGAAGCCCGCGCCGCGATCCGCGAGGTGGCTGCCTGGTTGCGCGAACAGCAGGACGGCGATCTGCTTGCGGCGGCCATGCTTGAGCGGGAGGCCGAGCGATGACTTACTTTCACCCTGCACCATTCCAAGATTTCTCCACTGAGCTGCGCGACCCGTGGCCGGTGGTTGAACGCCTGCGCATGGCACTGCGCGAGGCCGAGCGCTACTGCCTCGGCGCTGAGAACACCACCGGCCACTGCATCACATCCCTCCTTGAAATCCTGCCTGACGACGATGACTAATCAACGACTCATCTCTCCACCCGCCGAAATCATTCGCCAATGGGAAGCCGAATGGGACAACAGCGGCAGTGCCCATTGCGACAGCGTTCTCTACGTTGCCGCCAAGGCTGCAACCTGGGCTGCCACCTTGGCCATTGAGCAAGCCCTCAGGGACACGGCATCATGTCACTGGCGCGTTGCTGACGGTGCTGAAGAGGGCGTGCAACTGGTGCGAGCTAGTGACCTGATGGCTTGGGCTGCTGCCATCGGCAAGCGCTATGAGGTTGAAGAATGACTGACATCACCCCACCGCCTGAGCTGGTACAGGAGTGGATTGGCGATTACTACGGTTGTCCTGTAAGTGGCGAACTAGCCGGTGTTGAAACTGCTATTGCCAACCGCGCCGCTCAATGGGGCGCCGACCAGGAGCTGGAGGCGTGCATCGCTTGGTTCGATAAGTACATCCCTGGCTATGAGCTAGTGGCTGATCGCCTCCGCGCCGCCCGCCGCCACAAGCCGCCGAGTTTGAAGGAGCAGGCGCTGGAAGATCTTGATAGTTTGATCGCTGATCTTGCTAATCACGGCATGGGGTTCAATGCAACAAACATCCGCCGCGCACTAGAGCAACTCGATGACTGACCTTTCCCTCGCCGCGCAGGCGGTGCTAAATGCCGCCAACAATGCTCAGTCCTATCACCCAGATGATTGCCTTAATGAATCTCGCGCGGTTGCTGCCGCCGCCCTACGCGCTGCTGTAAATCAGTGCAAGATAGACTGGAACTACCACCCTGACTATCCCGAAACAGAGTCAGTAATTATTGTCTCCGATCTACTCGCTATCGCCGCTGAGCTGGAGGGTGCCAATGACTGACCTCGTCAACCACCCTCCGCACTACACACAAGGCGATATTGAATGCATTAATGCCATTCAAGCAGCGCTCACACCTGAAGAGTTCCGGGGTTACTGCAAAGGCAATGTGCTCAAATACGTCTGGCGTGAAAAACACAAGCAAGGTACCGAGTCTTTGCGTAAAGCCAATTGGTACATGCAGTGGCTGATCGGTTAAATGATCGCAAGCCTGACGGCAAAGGCCGCAACCTTACGGTCAATATCCGCATGAGCCGCGAAGAGATCGAAGCTGCTCGCAAATTAGGCGACGGCAACATTAGTATGGGTTTTCGTCATGCCATCAGGTACGCCTGCTGGAAAGAGATGACCCCCATCAACTTGAGCACCATGCTGCGCAGTGCTGCAGTCATGGCCAAAGACCTAGAGGACCAATGCCAGCTCTTCAAATCCGATGCCCTAACTGCTCACGCCAACAGACATACGTCGTCATGACCGATCAGTTGCCTGACGGCACGATCATCAGGCGTCGAAACTGCAAGGCCTGCATGCACCGCTGGTACACCCAGCAACCAGCGGAAATCCAGATTTCCAAGTTCTTGCTGAAGTGGTCCGGCAAACAAATCGTCTCCATTTGTAATCACAGTGATCCTTTCTGACACCGAGATCCATGACCTGATCGAACAGGGCATGGTGCATCATCATCAGCCAGAGCTGATCAACCCTGCCAGCTTGGATCTGCGACTGGGCGACCTGATCATGCTGGAGTCGGTGGAATCCCATCAGATGATTCCGCTGTCGATCAAGGACTACACCGCTGAGCACCCGTATCAGTTAGTGCCAGGGCAGTTCATCCTTGCCCAGACGATCGAGACCTTCGTCATGCCTGAGGACGTGGCCGGGCTGTTTTTCCTCAAGTCCAGCCGCGCCCGCGAAGGCTACGAGAACCTGCACGCCGGTTATGCGGACCCAGGCTGGCATGGCAGCGCGCTAACGCTGGAGTTGAAAAATGCCCGTCAGTTGCAGCCGCTGCCGATCTACCCAGGGCTCAAGATCGGTCAGATGGTGTTCTTCCGCATGAGCCAGCGGCCAGCGCTTAGCTACGCACTGACCGGCAGCTACAACAACGATCGGCTAGTCGCGGCCTCTAAGCAGTTCCTCGGCCGCAGCAAGATGCCACGGCTCAACGCTGCATGAGTGCACAGCCTCGCGCACCAGCCAGTTGATCTGCGATCGCTGGCTGGCCTCTTGCTCTGCTAATAGCAGCGCATACTCC